CATCAGTTGTTATTGAAAAATAAGAGTGCCATACACGGTCTTCTGTCACGTATTCGTGAGCAATGGTCGGATGGTAGCCAAGCTCATTCAGACGGTTTTTCAGTGCGATCAGTTTCGGATCGCGTGGCTTTCTAGCGTAAAAACTAATCTGCCATGTGATCTCATTCTCATAATCATCTCCGGATGCCATTGTATCTTCCCACATGATCTCCCAGTAATCAATTCTTGGAAATACCTTTTCATTTTTGAGACTACTGACTCCCTCATTCACAGGGCAGCCACTATCGTGCAAGATCTCACTCAGTTCTTTCTGTGTCATCGATTACCTCTCTTTCATATGCCGGTGTCTTCAATGTCAGCTCCGACTCTTTAAATCCATCTTTCGTAGTTGTATGAGCAATATTATAGATTTCATGCTGTTCCCCATCGATAAGACAGATGTATTTGCTGTTGATTTTCTTATACTGCGGTATTGCAAGCTTATAAGTTACCTCAACGCTGTCTGCTGACAGTTTGGCTCTTGTCGTGTCGTACACTGCAAGCTCACGATACCAAATACGTAATCTGGTGTACTTAAGTCTCTCCTCCGGATAGTCTTCTGACTCGTCATTTGTTATCTCATACAGTTCTAAGACTCCGTCTGTATACTCAGGCATTGCCATCTGCATCCACCTCCGTCTCCATCTGCCAGGTTAAGATCATACTGGAATAATTGTCCATGAACTCACTGACTCTGTGATGGTAAGCATAATACATATAATTTTTCAATAGCATCCGATAGGTCAAGTCTTTTATGATACTGCAGCCGGGATTCAATCTCCCAACTGCGTGTTCACCTTCTTTTGCCAAGTTTGCAAGTTGCTTGTCCTCGTAGTATGGCGG